GGCTATCTACGATGGCATTTACGCTTCCGAAGAAGCGCAGGCGCTTAGGAAGTAACTGACTAAGGGGAACAGAGATGGCTGACGGCATGGAAGGTGGTCTGCTGGGGATGATTGCGCCGGAAGACCGTGATCGCATCGCCATGAATACGTTTGGGCAGATTGGTGCGCTCCTTCTTGCCGCCGGCCAGAAGCAGATGCCGCAGCAGCGCGCGCAGTATCTTGCGCAGCTCGGCAACGTCGGCCAGAACATCGAGAGCAACATCTATCGCACGCAGCAGGCGCGGTTGATGAACGTGCAGATGCAAGAGCGTATGCGCGCAATGGAAGAAAACAAAAAACTTGATGAACTTCTTAAAGACCCTGAGAGGATGAAGGCTCTTGGAATTACTCAAGAGCAGGCCAGCATACTTGGTCGTGAAGGTCTTAGGCAGTACGCTATTAAGCAATATGGCAAAACTCCACTTGAGCGTCTTTCTCAAGAGGAACTTATGCGTATTGCTGGCGTTACACCTGCTATACCGGCGGCTCCTGGCGCGCCAGCTGCCGCACCTGGCGGGCCAGAAATGCCATCAGCCCCGGCTGGGTCGGTTCCGACTGTCCCTGCCGCGCCTATGCCGCAGCAAGGCGCGCAAGCCGCGCCTGACGCAGCTCAGAGCATGGCTGAACGTATTGCCAGAAACCCGATTATCCAGCTGGCTGATCCTCAGCGTGCTTCTGCCGCCGCAACTATCGCTGAAAAATTGCGTGAACCTGGTGCGGTTGCTGAAGCGCAAACTTTGGCAAAAGCACGCGCTGAAAAGCAAATCGCTCAGCCGACTATTGAGCTTGGTCTTGTTAACCGTCGCGAGCAGACCAAGACTGTCAGCGGCCTGATTGATGATGCTATTGGTCGCGTCAGCAACACGAGTGCTGGCCTCGGCGGGCGCGCTCTTGTCGGGATTCCGACTACTGATGCCTACGCTCTTTCTAAGGCCATTGACGCAATCAAGGCAAACATCGGCTTTGATGAGCTTAATAAAATGCGTGAGGCTTCCCCAACTGGCGGCGCGCTAGGCCAAGTCGCCGTTCAGGAAATTAACTATCTTCAGTCTGTTCTTGGAAGCCTTGACCAATTCCAAAACCCAGCGGACCTGAAGAAGCGTCTTGAGCAGGTAAAAACTATTCTAAATCGCTATCAAGGCATCCGTGAAAATGCTTATGAGCGTGACTACGGAAAGAAGTTTGATCCGGCTGCGCTGACTAAAGAGCTTGATAAAATCAAGGTTGAGGCTGAGCAGCCTGCTTCTCAAGCGTCCGGCCGTGCGCCAGCGGGGCCACCGGCTAATATACCGGCTAACGCTGTTGAGTATCTGCGCCGCAATCCTAACCTGAAAAAGCAGTTTGACGAGAAGTACGGTGCTGGTGCGGCTGACGCAATTCTGGGGAAATAAATGGCTAATCCGTTCGACCAATTTGACGGCTCCCCTAATCCGTTCGATCAGTTTGATGAACGGAGAGGCGGCCTGACACTTAAAGAAGTAGGCCAGCAAGCTATTCAAAATGCACCGGCCAGCTTTGGTAAGATGGTCGGAGACATTGCAACGGCTGTTACTTCTCCCGTTCAGGCCGCAGAGGCTATTGGCGAGGTTGCTGGCGGGTTACGCTCAAAAGCGTTGGGCGCTGTGGCTCCTGCTGGATATGGTGAGACGGCGGCTGGACTTGCCAATATCCTTTCACCTTCGGTTGTTGGCGCAAGTTTAAGGTCGCTTCTTACTGGTGCAGCACCCACGCAGCAGCAGGTTGAAGCAGCGCGGCTTCGGCCGAAAGATGAGCGTGAGGCTGCCGCCAATGCGCTTGGTCAGATGTACGCCCAAAGATACGGGAGCCCCGAGGCAATCAAACAAACGATTGCTGCTGATCCGGTTGGCGCGCTGGCAGATGTCTCTGCTGTTCTGACCGCTGGCGGTGGCGCCGGTATCAGAGGTGCAGGTGCTGTTGGCCGAGCAATAGACCCTCTTAACGTCATCACTGCTCCTGTCGGCGCAGCGGCGCGTTACGTCGTTGAGCCTACTGTTTCCTCCAGCCTTGGCGTTTTGACTGGCGCTGGCGAGCAAGCCATTAGGCAGGCAGCGCGCGCAGGTGCTGAGGGCTCTGAAGAGTTTGCGAAGCAGATGCGCGGTCAAGCAGATGTCGGCCAGGCGGTTGATATGGCTAAAGGCGCGCTTGAGCAGATTAGAAATGAACGCTCTACGGCATATAGGGAGGGCATGATCCCGATTAAGGGAGACAAGGCTGTCCTGGACTACAAGCCTATCTATTCAGCCGTTGATGATGCGGGACGATTTGCAAGAAGGGAAGGCGAGATAGTCAATTCGGCAGCTGATAGTGTTATCTCTCAGATGCGCGAAAGAATTGACGCCTTTTTCACTAATCCTAACATTCGCGGCACGCCAGAAGATTTTGACGCCCTGAAGCAATCTCTTGGAGAAGTGTGGGCTGAAACTCGGTCTGGCACGAAAGCACGCTTGGCGGCAGACGAAATCTACAACTCTGTTAAAGATCAAATCGTCAAACAGGCCCCGACCTATGCCAAGGTGATGGATGAATACTCCAATGCCTCCAAGCAACTTAATGAGCTGACCAGCACGTTCTCGCTTGGCGAAAAAGCATCAACCGACACAACGATGAGAAAGTTGCAGTCTGTGATGCGCAACAACGTCAACACGAACTACGGGCAGCGCGGCAAGCTCTTGGACGTCTTGGCGCGCTATGAGCCTGAGCTTCCCAATGTCATCGCTGGGCAGTCTCTTAGCTCGGTCGCCCCACGTGGTCTCGCAAGGCTCGGCAGCGTGGCGGGTGGTGTCTTGGCTGGAACGACAGCCCCCACTGCCCTCCCGCTTGTGCTGGCGACATCTCCGCGTCTTGTCGGAGAGGCGGCATATGCTGGCGGACGGACAGTTGGCGCCGCACGAAGGGCGGGGGTTACTGCGCCAAACCTTCAAGCTATCGAGCAAGGTTTGCTACAGGCAGGACGCGCGGAAGATGAAATTAGGAAGCGCCAACTCGGTCTTTTGGATTAGCCCCTTGCGCTAATCTTAGAAATCAGGCAATCTCCCTCCGTTGATGATTCGCGGAGGGAGAGCCCGTGGTTCAGCTTACGAAGAATGATGATGGAACGTGGACCTGCTTCTACATGGGCAAGGTCGTCGGCTACGTTAACAAGTGCCGGCTGGTTCAAACTAATGAGCGCGCCTATAGAGCTGTGAGCGTACACGGACAGCTTTGTTATGCTCGTACTCTCAACTGGGCGCGCACACGCCTGATGGAGATGTACCATTGAGCCTCGCACTCGAATATCACAAGAGATGGAAAGAGGCGCGCAGGCGGATGCAGGAGGCCGCAAAACGCCCTGCGCCGCAGCAGGAACCTGTACTCCGGCTGTTCGCAGTCATCGACCCGCCTACGCGGGTTGAGCCAGACGAGCCGCCGCGTCTTCCCCCTATCGCCGACCCGCAGCTCAAGGCCGATCTTGTTGCGATCTTGCGCAAGCACGACGCCACATGGGCGCTGGTCGTTAACCATTCCAGGCTTATTTCCACGCACGCCGTGCGCCGTGAAATATACGGATACTTGTATAAACGCGGCTGGTCGATGGCAAAGATCGGACGCTTCTGCAACCGCGACCACACGTCAGTTATGCACGCACTAAGAAAGGCAGGATATGTCGGAGAACATTCAGGACACGCTGAAGGACAGGGCTCGGACGCACGGGGACTACAGGTATGTGTCCCAGATGAGCCAGCACCTAAAGAACACGCTGAAGTCTAGCTCGTTCTACAACGACCTAGAGTTCTACATGGTCGAGTCATTGGAAATGATCCAGACCAAAGAGGCGCGCATCTTGGCGGGTGATGCACGTCAGAAGGAGCATTGGCGCGACATCGCCGGCTACGCGATGCTGGTCGTCAATGAGTTGGATCGCGCTGAGCGCGAGTATGCAATGGAAAGAGCTATGGCGTCGGTACGGGTGGAGGAACCCAATGACCAACAACCAACTGAATAGCATTGTTCAACGCATCGAGAAACTGGAAGACGAGCGCGACGAGTTGCGCCTGTCTATCAAGGACATCTACGTCGAGGCGAAGTCTCTGGGTTACGACGCGAAAATCTTGAAGAAGGTTATCGCGATGCGCAAGCAGGACTCAGCCAAGCGCGCTGAAGAGCAGGCTTTGATCGACACCTATATGTCTGCGCTTGGTATGCTGGCGGATACGCCGCTTGGCCGAGCCAGCATTGAACGCGCTAAAGGTGAGGAATGAGCGATTCACCAGACCCGCTTGAGATCATGCGGGAGATGTACAACTGTCCAGATAATGTGCAGTCGATCACATACGAGGACATTGGTCATGTTTACTTCGCGCTGCGTTATGCGTTGCGCGACGTCGAGGAGCTGGAGCGGAAACTAGCTAAAGCAATTCAAAAGAACAAGCTCGACATGGAGTGGCACCTACAAACGGTGCAGGACTATCACCGACTGGCGCGTCAGTACGCCTGCGATTGTGCGGCGCTATGCTCTAAAGACTGGGAAGATCAGGACTACTGTGGTTGGAGAGCCAAGAAAGCCCTGGGAGAAGAATGATGGAGAGAAAGATGGGGTATATGTCACAACTAGATAGCGAGCGGCGCAAGATCACCGAGATGGTGAGCGAGGTTGATCGCCGCGATATGCGCGAGAAGCTCGTCATGGCGGCCTTTCAGGCGCTTCTCAGCAACGTCGCTCTTGAGCCAGCAAAGACTGCAAAGGCTGCGTATGAGTACGCCGATGCGATGCTGCTGGAATGGGAGAAGCGCAGATGAGCGATGATCTTGTGAAGCTGCTGCGAAAGAGACAAATGCTCTCTGATTTGCAAAGCGGGCTGCAACCAGATTTTCTATGCCATGAAGCCGCCGACCGCATAGAGGCGCTGGAGAAGGCGCTGCGCCGATTAGTGTCTTGGGGAGCGGATTGCCCGACGGAAAGAGAGGAGCGTCTATCCCACGCTGCGGAAGGCGCAAAAGCATTCCATGCGGCACGCGCTGCACTAGGGGAGGACGTACATGACTGACACACTTGCCGAAAAGCTGCGGCAAATAACGGCTTACGATAACGATGAGGCGGACATATTGTTTGAGGCTGCTGACCGCATAGAGGCGCTGGAACGCGCCATATGTAGTTATGTTTCCACGGTTGTCTCCCGTGAGGGGGTGACGTTTATAGATGAGCAGACAGAGGATTGGCAGAAACTAATTTATAGTGTCTGCGATGTGCGCGCTGCGCTGGAGGGGAAAAATGGCTGACGATCTTGTGGCGCGGCTGCGCGTGTTCCACGAATACGTCGCAGACAAAAGCTCATTTATTCTTGAAGCCGCAGCCCGCATTGAGAAGCTGGAAAAACAATTCGAAGAATTGCTAGTCCAGAATAACCGCTTGGAGGATTTCGTCACAAATGATTGCGTCCTACGAACAGAGGCCATGCTCCGCATGGAGAAGTTCAAGGAAGAAATAATGAATGTGCTGGAGGGGAAAGATGACTAACGATATTGTGGCGCAGCTGCGTAGTTCAGACTTTTGCAGCTGCGAAATCATCTACCGCGCCGCCGACCGCATTGAGCAACT